AGAGTGCTTCAGGAACCGGAAGATCGCGAACACGATCACGCAATGAGTTCCACGCCGCCAGGCGTTGTTCAAAGGTCGAACACCACATCAAGCAAGTCTAGTTACTGAATAATTTATAATAGCAGCGGAACCGGTGCTGGTGGTTGTAGATCGCCAACTTACAATGCTGGCTGTTTCACTCACAGAGAAAGCCACACCAACTGATGCATTTTGTACACCGGTATCGGAACCTTGTAACCCGGTGCCAGAGGCATCTGTGCCGGCAACAATGGTATACACTCCAGTACGGGTGGCAGTACCTCTAGTTATGGTATAGTCTATCTGCACAGCCCGTACCGCAGTGGCATCAAAGGTCAATATCACTTGATTAACAGTGTTGTCCGTCAACGTGCTGCGAACTCCGGTCTCACGAACATATACACCTTGTTGAGTCTGGCTGGCCCCATCAATTGCGATGCTGACTCCGGCATTGATATTGATGCGAGGATAGGTACTAGAATACACTGTGGTGCGTTGAAACATGTCACCAATGCTGACATTGTTCTGCCCCACAAAATCAATCACTGAAGATGCAGGTGCAGTGGTACCACCAAAGTGATTGCCCACATCATAGAACATGTTATACCCGCTGGCATTCATTTCAGTATTGGCTGCAATACTGATGCCTTGAACATAGATGTTGTCAAACACATTGCCTAGAATGCGGAATCCTGTAGGACCACCATTGACTGGAGTAGGATCACCCAACACGATACCTTGGTACAAGGTATCAAATGTGCTTTCTGTGATCAATATTCCAGACACTTGATTGGGTGTGTTCACTCCCCATGTGGTGCCACTAAACAAGCATCTACGGAAAGTGATATTGTTACATATCAAACTCAGCGTAGATTCGAATCGAACACCGGCTATGTTGTCGATAGTATCCACTAGATCGGCCTGAACCAGCGAACCTTGGAAACTTACATCTACAAAAGTACATTGTTCAGCATCTTCCACCAAGAACACATCCACCAGTTCCAAACTTTCAAATCCCATGTTGGATATCATGATATCTCGAGGAGGAGTGGCACCATTGTTACCAATATTCACACCGGTCTGTTGTAGGCTATCTCCAAATCTTGCCACATATTCACTCAGCGATGAAGTGGGACTAGATGTATCCAATACGATCACACTGGAATTTATACCTTCACCATACAACATGGCAAATGGAGGAATAACGATTGATTCCGTAACTAGATATCTGCCAGCTGGGAAAAACAGTGATCGGCGTATCTGTGGATTGACTTCTCTGCAATACAGTTGGTACAGCGCACGATTGATGGCCTCGGTATCATCAGTGACTCCATCACCCACTGCACCAAAATCCAGCACAGTGGCAAATTGATCCAGCCATTGCTGTAGATTCAAACTGATAGGGCTGCCGGAAGAGGGACCGGTTTGCACTGTGTAGCCAGCAGCTTCACCTCGATAGGTGTACGCACCGCCCACTAATAGGATATCAGAAAACTCTGTAAGAATTTCTGTGTTGCCTATTACTGGAGCGCCATCTTGTAATGTGCCATTACCTATGTACAATCGGCGGTCATCGATAGCCCAGCCTAACTCAGCACCTGCCAATTGAGGTAGATTTTCTGCCAGACCTTTGCGATTTGTTATTCGTGATACTTGAACTATTGCCATGGGAGTCCTAATTCTGTGCTGTATTTAGCCAGAATCCTTCGGGCAGTCTAGATGTGCTGGGTATAGTATTCTTCTACTTTGCGCCACCACAGATCACGATAACGGTCATATTCTGCACCTTCAAGAATGAATTCTTGATATTGTGGCTTTGAGATGAGATTGTGATGTTCATCAACATCTGGTTTCACACACATCAGGATCACACCTTTGCGTATCTTTGTGCCATGCAGTTCATTGTGTGCTTCTGCATAGGCACATAACTGCACAAAATAATCATCAATCCATTCACGCTTTTTGGGCTTGTTGGTCTGCTTGTAATCCAGGATGGATTCTTCTTTTAGATGAATACCAGCACCATCTGTAGTGCCTGCGTAGATCTTAGGAAAGTACAGCGGAACTTCAATGCCCCAAAACTCACTCACATTCTTTAGCCCATCACGTATCACAGTCCGGGCCATCTCATGACTTGACCACGAAAATGGATTGGTGCCGCGTTCTTTGATCTCACCGGTTTTCACATAGTCTTCAAGATAGGTATGCATCCTGGTACCACGATTGGCCGCTTCAGTGGTTATCTGTTGTGCTTTTTCTGCCCCCACGGCACGGCGCCAGTTATGTAGTGCTGCTCGGCTGGCTTCACTCTTGGTCCGGTCCAAGATTGTGGTCACTGATGGCAAATTGTTGCCATCGGGTGTGGCATAGAATCGTTTGCCCTCTATAGTGACTCTGGGAATGGGTTGATAATTGAATCGTGGATTGTACAAGTTAAACTCTAAAACTGATGCCACATCCGCAGCGATCGCGCTCGTTAGGATTGGAGAATTCAAATCCTTCGTTGAGGCCTTGGCGAACATAGTCCACGGTCATACCTGAAAGATATACTTCGTGTCGTTTGTCCACTATCACAGAGAAACCTGGTTGAGCATAGTTTATCGTGGTATCGTCAGCAGTGTGTTCGTTGACGTATTCTAACACATAAGCCAGTCCAGAGCAACCGGTAGTTTTTACTGCCAGTCGGATGCCCACGCCGCCGCGTTGGTCTAGCAATCGTTGTATTTTGGTTCGAGCAGTGTCAGAGAACGAGATCATGGCGGCTACGATAGTCTGCTACTGCCGCTTTGATTGCATCTTCTGCAAGTATTGAACAATGGATTTTGACTGGTGGCAATGCTAGTTCTTCGGCAATTTTGGAGTTGTTGATTTCTCCTGCTTGGTCAAGTGTTCGGCCTTTGACCCATTCGGTAACAAGGCTCGAGCTCGCGATAGCCGATCCGCAGCCATACGTTTTAAATTTTGCATCTGTAATAATACCTGTAGCATGATTGACCTTTATCTGAAGTTTCATTACATCGCCACAGGCTGGTGCACCTACCATGCCTGTGCCCACAGAATCATCACCTTTTTCAAAGCTACCTACGTTGCGAGGATTTTCATAGTGATCGATCAGTTGAGAAGAATAGGCCATGGTGTGTTTCCTTTAGTGTTTGTTACACTATTTATTGTGCTGTGTCAATCCCATTGGATTTGAACTCGGACTGCTATGCCGTCCTAGACATGTGTGTCAAGAACCGATCCAACTGATCAGTATTGTTCTTGCTTAGATCAAAACCCTGTGCCTTGGCAGCATCAAAACGCTGCTGAAGTGTGGGATGACTGCTTTGTTTGTAGAAGTCAGCATACTTGGGATCGTTTTCTACATTCAGCTTGGCTTCATAGGATTCGCCTCTTTTATCGTTGACCCATTTGAATGCTGGTGCTTTGGTAAGTCCCATGGACAAGCACAGTTGAGTGGCATACTTGTCAGCGGCAGCCTCGCGTTGTTGCGAGGCAACCGGTCCTCCGGTTTCGGGCGACATACCATAATGATTCATCACTATGTGCCCGGCTTCATGCCCAAGTAGCCATAACAACACATTGTCAGGTGCATCGTGCCACTCTCCGTAGTCTATGGTTATCCTTCGTAGCTGCGAGTTAGCACTCGCATCTTGTTTGGAATCGTCAACTACCCTTACATCTATGCGTGATATTATCTGTTGATCATTGAAGTTAGCGTGTACAGCCAGTTTGTCCAACAAGCTCAAACACCGATTTCTAAATTGAGCCAAGTCTTGAGGCGTTCCTACCTTCCGTATGTCACCAGCAGTAACCAGAGGGTTAGCTGGTGGTGTTGTGGGCTGTGCTGGTTCTGGCGAAGATGCCATTAACTCAAAGTATTCTTCGTCAGTCATGGAGTTGTACAAAGCGTCTCGTTCTTGTGGAGTCATGGCTGCTAATTTGGCAACTCGTTCTTGTGGAGTCATGGCCATTATTTGTTGGGGTGTTAGCACAGCTTCCGCTAGAACCTGCAAGCGATCAATCAGTGTGCGGTATTGTTCAGCCGGTGTCATTGCACTTGCCTAGAATCAAACGCCGCGATTCTTGTTCAGAGCGGATTGTGCGGCTTTGGCCACGATGTCTTGTGCCTGATTCACTGGCATTTTTACCGGTCCGGGCTTGTCTCCGCCCTTGAATGTGAGTTCAACAGCGTCGGGACTCATTGGATTGAATATACCATTCAGTGGTGGCTGACCTACCAAACTTTGCAAGGTATCTGGGTCAATGTCTATGCCCATGCTCTGTGCTCGTTTGATAAATGCTGCCACAGGCATTTGCATTTTGGCTGAAGTATCTTCAGCACGACCCAGAGCAAACTGGGCCAGAGCCATGAGTCTGTCTGCTGTGTCGTCGGCTTCTACTTCGTTTATCCGCATTATCTGCGCTCGCGACCCAGGGCTGCTGCTGGAGCGGCTGCACCTGGTTCCATGGGGTCAGTGGCAGTTACGTCTATTTCTTCTTCGCCGGGTGCGGGACCGGCCAGTCCCATATCGCCACCTGGAGGCATCATGCCTGCATCGGCACCTGGCATGGCCACAGGACCTTGACCAGTGACCACACCCAAGGCTTGTTCCAGCTGTTGCTTTGATGCTTGCAAGTTCTGCACTAGACCGCTGAGTGCTGCTTGAGCATCATTGTTGAATTGTGCTGCTTGCTCTTGGCCGATCTGGTTCTTGATTGAATCGACCAAGGCCGGCAGTTCTTTGAATTGCATCTCTGTGCTGTCTTCAATCATGTCTTGCATCTTGTCAACCATGTCTTGTGCAGCCAGGACCACTTGGGCCTGTTGCACTTCACCTTCACTGAGATAGTAGCCATGGCTTTGAGCACGACGACGCCATTCTGCCACAGTGGTGGTGGTCTTGGCAGCGTTGAGTTGATTTTGTAGGTCAGTGACTTCTTTTTTCTTGGCTTCTAGATCAGTTTCAAGTTTCTTTACTGTATCTACTTTTTGTTTTGCAGCCATGGCAGCAGCCTGTTGTGGATTCATTCCTGGAGTGCCCGTTGTGCCGGTTGTGCCGGTTTGAGGAGTTGTATTGCCCATCTCATCTTCATAG